ATACTGCATTTTATTTCAATAGAAAATTTAAAAAGGTATTTCGTACACAAGAAGGTGAAGAGATTACACTAAAAGATGTTACGAAAACATCTATGTTTGGTGGTGGTCGTGGTTCTGGTGGAGGTGCAGAAAATACTGACATAACAGAATGTATGCAGTGTGTTTACTGTTCAGAAATGCAAAGTGGTGTAAAACCAGAAGATATAGACTTCAAAGCATTAAAATCCAAAGACTTTGAAATAGACACACAATTAACCAAAATAGAAGCTGCATTAGATGACTCATGGATTGAATCATCTATATTGATTGCAGATATGATGCGAAAGAAAATGAAAGGTAAATTTACTTTCCATAAAGGTTCACCTTTTGTTAAAGATTTAGAAGGTAGGTGGAAAACACTTAATAAAAATGAGAAAGCATTTTCAAATATTAACAAATGGAATCCAGCAGATATATGGGCAGTAAAGAAAGGTTTCACTCCAAACTTTTCACAATATGAAACTCTTGGTGAGTTTAATAACTATTTCAAAGAAATGTATGATGCACAGAATTTAATGGGTATATCACTCAAAAAAGCAAAAGGTTCTGTTCCGTATGGTGAATATAATACTAGTGGATTTATTCGTAGACCAGTTACATTTGGTGGTTATACTTTATATACTAGAGACTTTTTTAATTCAAAAGATATGTATTTTCAAATGAAGGGTGCTGGAAATATTCAACTTAGAACATTTGGTAACTTTCAATTTCAAGGTGAGATAAAAGGAAGAACTGCATCTGCCGGAAAAATAGGTGGAGGAATAATTCTTGCAATATTAGAAAAGGTAACTGGTATTACAAATAAACTATCTGCGAGACAAGTTAAAGCACTTGCAACTAAACCATCACCACAATTTTTACAAGAATTCTATGAATTATATCTTTCATTAGAAACCAAGAAAAAGATAGAACAAGAAGAATTTAATAAATTACTTGACAAAGAGAAACCAGATTTCTTATACTCAAAATACTGGGCGATGTTTATTGTTTCAAGTATGATTAATAGTAGAAAGGAAAATGAGGTAACAGATGCAATCGCTGGGTATGCAGCTTCACAATCTGATTTATCTGGGCCTTATGCAAAGTATGGTGATTAATGTTTAATTTATTCGAAAGTAAAGCAGGAAAAAACCTACACCTAGAACATATCGAAGATGAGATATTAAACTTTGGTGTGCCTGGAGGTAGAGCTGCAATCAACTTTGTTCGTTCCCTAAGAGATATGCTTGCTGGAGAAGCAAGGTCTTCAGTCAACATGACAGTCAAGTGGGATGGTGCGCCTGCAATATTTGCTGGTGAAGACCCAAGCGATGGTAAGTTTTTTGTTGCAAAGAAATCAGTATTCAATGAAAAACCATTATTGTATAAAAGTGTAAAAGAGATTACAGATGCAACTGAACTAAGTGGTACTTTAAAATCAAAGTTCATAACTTCATTTACAGAGTTTTCAAAACTTGGTATTAAAGGTGTTCTTCAAGGTGACTTGATGTTTACCTCTGAAGATAAGAGTACAGAAAAGATTGATGGTAAATCTTTTATTACATTTCAACCAAATACAATCGTGTATGCAGTAGACCCTACATCTGATATTGGTAAAAGTATTAATAGTGCAAAGATTGGTATTGTATGGCACACAACATATAAAGGTTCTACATTACAAGATATGAAAGCGTCATTTGGTGCAAGTATCTCTGGACTTACAAAATCAAAAACAGTATGGATGGATGATGCAACTTATAAGGATGTATCTGGTCGTGCAACTATGACTAGTGGAGAAACTGCTGATGTGACTGCATCACTATCAGAAGCAGGAAAAACATTTCAAAGAATCAATGCAGTTAGACTAAAGAAATTTCTGAACTTACAGGATTCTCTTACAGGTAAATTAGCTGGTGCATCACTCAAGACATACAACAATACGAAAGTTCGTGTTGGTCAAAAGATTACAGACCCTAAAGGACACGCAAATGGTTACGTTATTCATGTTGAGAATCATTTTCAAAAAGAGATTGATAAACTTAAAACGGATAAATCTAAAGATGTTCTCAAAACAAAGATGACTGAATATGTTCGTGAGTTCAAAAAAGACTTAGGTAATCTACAACAAGTGATTACATTTCAATCACATTTAGTAGATGCAAAGATGAAAATCGTTAAGAAACTAAATAGTGTCAAAGGTTTAACCGATACCTTTATCAAGACTAGTAATGGATTTAAAGTGGTTAACCCAGAGGGTTATGTTGCAATTGATAGGGTGTCTGGTGATGCTGTGAAGTTAGTCGATAGAATGGAATTTAGTTTTAATAACTTTACTGCAATTAAGGCATGGGATAAATGAAAACTTTAAATGAATTATATATCACCATTCAAGAAGGTGAAGTAGAAGAGAAGATGAATCCTGCTAAGGCTATGCAGTTGCGTAGAGCGATGGGTAGGAGAATGAAACTTCTCGCAAAGAAATCTTCCACAAAAATGAAAAAGAAAAGGTCTAGACTTAGAAAGAGGTCTTCTGACCAACTGATGAAATCAGCCGCAAGACAGGCGAAGATGATGGTTATTAAGAGGTCATTGGGTGCAAATGTAAAGTATAATGAACTACCATTACAAAAAAGAATACAGATAGACCAAAAGATAGTTGCAAGAAAAGCTGCAGTCATCCAGAAAATTTCAAAGAAATTACTTAGAGGTTTGAAAGCTGGTGAGTCCGAAAGAATACGAAAGAATAAACTTGCACAAGCAGATGCAGTAGGGGATTGATATGAAAACAATGTTGCAATTACAAGAACAACCTAAAAAAGTTGCATTTACTTTTGGTAGATTCAATCCACCAACTACTGGACATGAAAAGTTAATTCAAAAACTTGCAAGTCAAGGTGGTGAGATTATGGTATTTCCATCACATTCTCAAGACCCAAAGAAGAATCCTTTACCACATCCCAGAAAAATTGCATATATGAAGAAGATGTTTCCTCGTTACTCAAAGAGTATTATGACGAGTAAAGCACGAAACGTCTTTGAAATATCTACTGACCTTTACAATAAAGGATATACAGATATCACAATGGTTGTTGGTTCTGATAGAGTAAAAGAGTTTGATGCACTTCTTAAAAAGTATAATGGAGTAAAAGGAACACATGGTTTCTATGACTTTGATTCTATTAGTGTTGTATCTGCTGGAGAACGTGACCCAGATGCAGAAGGTGTCGAAGGTATGTCTGCATCAAAGATGAGAGCAGCCGCAGTTGCAAATGATTTTGATTCTTTTGAAATGGGATTACCCAGAGGTTTCAGAGATGGTAAGAAACTATTTGATGATATTCGTAAAGCGATGAAAGTCAATGAAACAAACTGGTCAACCGAAGAGATACTAAGAGATTTATATATTCGTGGGGAAGTCTTTAATATAAATGAGGAAGTACAAACCACAGACGGATTTGTTGGTAAGATTGTTCGCAAAGGAACGAACTATGTTGTTCTGGAAACAAATGGTGAGTTCAAGAAATCATGGATTACTGATTTGATTGAAGCGAAGAAGATTACCAAAACCAAACAAGCAAAAGGTGATGTCGGAGATGTAAAGGGAACACAACCAGCAAAGTATTACTCAAAAGATGCAGAGGGTGATGCAATGACAAAAGATACTAAAGTTGCTCGTGCAAAGTATTTTGCAAAGGGTGGTTCTAGGGGAGATGCGCCTGGGGATATAGACCCAAAAACTGGTGAAAGACAAAAGACCAAACCATCTCAGTATACCAAAAAATTTAAACAGATGTATGGTGAACAAGAGAAAGAACCAGCAAAGTCTGACGCACAGAAAGATAGAGAAGAATTCAAGAAACTGCAAAGGGATAAGAAAGTTGCACAACTACAATATCGCATGGCGAAAGATGCAGAGTTGGTTGCACGACTTTCACAACAAGAAAAATATGATAGTGATAAGTTTTTTGGTGGGAAAGGAACACCAGAACAGAGAGCACAACTCCTTAAACTTCAAACTAAAGCATTGAAAACTTTTCCTAGTTCACCTAAACAAAAAGAAATTAAAAAAGAAATAGATGCATTACGAAAAAAAATGGGAATGAAAGTTTCAGAAAGAAAACTTACTGACGCAGAAAAAGATAAAATGAAGAAGTATGAAAAAGATATTGACATCAAGGATTTTATTGATAGATATGGTGAAGAAGAAGGTAAGTCAATCTACTATGCAACTATAACTAAAATGGCTAAGGGTGAAGGTCTTTGGGATAATATCAGAAAGAAGAAAGCAAGAATTGCAAGGGGTTCTGGTGAACGCATGAGAAAGAAAGGTGAGAAGGGAGCACCTACTGCACAACAAATTAAAAGAGCACAAGAACAAGTTGACGAAGGTATAAGAATGCCTGATTATGGAAAACAACTAAAACAAGATGCGTTAAAGTTAGGTATGAAA